CAATAGGTGCTTCCGGTTCAGTTTCAAGTTTTGGATGTATTCCATCCGCGGGAGGTGGCGGCGGAGCTTCTACTTGTGGTCCCGCTCGTTCTGGAGGCGATGGTGGTTCAGGTGGTGGTGGAAGTTCAAACGGAAGTCAACCAGGTGGATGTGGAGATACTCCAACTGCTCCCGCACCTTTAGGCGGTCCACAAGGAAATAATGGCGGATCTGGAATCGATACTCCTCAACCTAATTTAGCTTCTGGTGGTGGAGGAGGCGCTGGTGGTGTTGGCGCTAATGGCACATCAGGTTGTGGTGGAAACGGAGGCAATGGAGTTACAACTTGTATATCCGGTTCCCCAGTAGTTTATGGTGGAGGCGGTGGTGGTGCTGCTTATGGAAATGGCGCAGCAGGAAGTGCTGGACCCGGAGGTGGCGGGGCAGGTGGTGACCCAGGTGGTTCAGGAACAAATGGCACAGTTAATAAAGGTGGTGGCGGAGGTGGTGGAGACAATGGCGATCCCGCAGGCGCATCAGGTGGATCAGGAGTCGTTATTCTTCGTTCTCCTTCTACTGTTCCAATGACTGTATCCCCTGGAACTAACACTGTAACAACCACTCCTGGTGGATGTTTTGTGGCTACTTTTACAGTAACAGGAACCAATACGTTAAATATCTAAAAACGATATAGATCAAATTGACTACTTTTTTCAAGTACGATATATTTGAAAAGAATGAATCTACAAAGTTATTATTGGTATTTTAAAAAAGCTATTCCCGAGCATCTATGTGACACGATTGTGCGCTATGGATTAAGCATTCAACATCAAATGGCCGTCACGGGAGGATACAATAATGATCCTAAAAAACTTAATGCACGTCAAGTTAAAGATTTAAAAAAGAAAAGAAATTCCGACATTGTATGGATCGCTGAAAATTGGCTCTATAAAGAAATTCATCCTTTTTTAAACCTCGCTAATAGAAGTGCAAATTGGAATTTTCAATGGGACCATTCTGAGTCCTGTCAATTTACTCAATATAAAAAAAGACAGTATTATGAATGACACTGCGACAGCTGGGAGGGTGCTGATAATAATCCTAAGGACCCAAATATTCATGGAAAAATTAGAAAGCTTTCTAGCACACTGTTAGTTTCCGACAGTAAAAATTTTAAAGGAGGAGAACTAGAATTTGATTTTAGAAATAGAGACCCTAACAAAAAATCACAACCTCAAATTTGTAGAGAGGTTTGTGAAAAAGGAGACATTGTATTTTTTCCCTCTTTCGTTTGGCATCGAGTACGCCCAGTTAAATCAGGGACTCGTCATAGCATTGTGAATTGGCATTTAGGATGGCCTTTTAAATGAAGAAGAAAACCAAATTAAAAAAATTATGTCAAGCTTCTGAAGGGGCTAAGGAACCAGAAAAATTAAATACGGATCATCTTTTCGTTTCTCCTGTTTGGTGGAAACAGAAACCTGAATGGGTGGAATCGTTAAACACCGCCTCAGATTCCTATATTGCTGAGGCCAAAAAAAATACGAAAAAACACATTAAGGAAAGAAATAAAAAATTTGGAAATAAAAAAGACCATGGTTTTGTTTATCACTCAGGCCCTTTGGTGGGAGACCCTAAATTTAAAACCCTTCAAGATTATATAGGTGCAACTTCTTATAATTTATTAACCGAACAAGGATTTGATTTAACTAATTTCACTCTTAATATTACTGAACTGTGGGTTCAGGAATTTGCTGGACACGGAGGAGGCCACCATAGTCTTCATACCCATTGGAATGGTCACATTTCCGGTTTCTATTTTTTAAAAGGGGGAGACAATACTTCACGTCCTCTTTTTGAAGATCCACGACCTGGACGTTTAATGAATTTACTTCCTCAAAAAGATAGTAGAACAGTTTCGCTAGCTTCTCATCAAATTAACTATGCAGTTAAGCCGGGACTTTTAATATTCTTCAATTCTTTTATGCCTCATCTTTATTTAGTAGACAATGGATATGATCCTTTCCGTTTTATTCATTTTAATATACAAGCTATACCTAATAGCGTCTTAGGCAAACCGTACATCCAAACCGAGGAGGATAAACGAAATGCTCAAAAAAATTAAAGGGCTCATAATTCGTTCACCTAAGTTTTTAAGTATCAGTAATCTAACCCATTTAGGATTATCCTCTAGAAAATATCCCCCTGATATGGTAGAAACCTTTATTCAAGAAAAGAAAAAAGAACTCATGAAAAAGAAACGAAAAAAAGATGCCTAAGACTAATGAAAGAGGAGAGAAGTTACCCAAAGCTCCTAAATTTAAAAATAAAAAATCTTATCAAATTATTAAAGGGATGATTAGTAAAGAGCTGGCTGCTTTTGTTTATAAATATTTTCAAAATAAAAGAAAAGTCGCTCGTCTCTTCTTCGATACGAGATATATAAACCCTTATGCGACGGAGTGGGGATACTGGAATGATGAACAGATTCCTAATACTTATTCCCATTATGGAGATATCGTTATGGAAACCTTATTAGAAAATCTACGAGAAAGAATGGAAAAAGAAACCGGCTTAAAGCTTTATGAAACCTATTCGTATGCTCGCATTTACAAAACAGGCGATGTCCTACATCGACATAAAGATCGTTATTCCTGTGAAGTATCCACCACCCTTCATTTAGGGGGCGATACCAAATGGCCTTTGTATGTAGACCCGACGGGTAAAACGGGACAGGCAGGGATTCCCATTGAACTGGAAGTGGGTGATATGATTATTTATCAAGGCTGTGAAGTTGAACATTGGAGAGAACCTTATCCCGGTAAGGACTATTGTCAGGTTTTTCTTCATTATAATGACACTAAAAATAAAAAAGAAGCTCTGGCTAATAAATTTGATAGACGTCCTATACTAGGACTTCCTCCTTGGTTTAAAGGTTTTAAGTTGTCCCCCAAGAAAAAATAAGTTATAATGTATATGTGTGGGAGATATTACCACCACATATCAATATCTCCTGCACTTTGAGATGGGTTTATTAAGGACCTAATTTAAGCTATATTCTCCTATTATGGCACTAGCAAAAGTACAACTTATTCCCGGTTTCGATAAACAGGTTACTGAAACCGGCGCTGAAGGGCGTTGGGTAGAAGGACAATATGTTCGTTTTAGGTATGGACTCCCTGAAAAAATAGGGGGATGGGAACAATTAGGAGCTACTTCCCTAGTAGGAGTAGCCAGAGACCAACATGCGTGGTTTGATTTAGCAGGAAACCGGTACGCGGCCATTGGAACAGACAAAATTTTATATATTTACTATGAAGGAAGTTTCTACGATATTCATCCTTTAGAAACGTCCAGACAACAAACTGGAATGACCAATTGTTTTACTACTACTTCAGCCGATGATGAAGTAACCGTTACGTGTACCACTACACATACTTTATCAGTAGGGGACTTAATAGTCTTTTCAGCCGTGACACCTCCAGCAGGGTCGGGTTATGCTACAGCAGATTTTGCACAAACTTTTCAAGTTAAAACCATCCCTACCACTACCACTTTTACTATTACTATGTCTAAAAACGCTACCGGCTCCGTCGCTACTGCTGGAACCGCAACGTTAGATTTCTACTATGTCGTAGGACCTGCTTTTCAATTACCGGGATATGGATTTGGAACAGGAAAATATGGAGGTTCTGTTACCGCTACTACAACTACGATCAATAATGGAGGAAATTTTTTAGCTGCCGCAACCTCAGTAGTGCTAACTTCGTCTGCTTCAATGCCAGAGCCTAGTGGAACTTTACTCATAGAAAATGAATTAATGACTTATACCGCTAACGATACGTCTACTAATACCATTTCAGGTATTTCTAGGGGTCAAGCTGGAACCAGTGATGTGGAACATACGGATGGTGTTACCGTTACAAACGCAACCGATTATACAGGATGGGGATCGAATACAGCGGCGGGAGTTATTATTGATCCCGGTCAATGGCGATTAACTAATTATGGTCAAAAGCTTTTAGCTTTAATTTATAACGGCGTAATCGTGGAATGGGATCCCTCAGCAGCTGGAGCCCTTAGTACACCCGTTAGAGCCACCCTAGTGTCAGGTGCTCCTACAGCATCCAGAGACATGCTAGTATCTACACCGGATAGACACTTATGCTTTTTTGGAACCGAGACTACCATTGGAACAACGTCCAGTCAGGACGATATGTTTATTAGGTTTTCTAATCAGGAAGATATTAATACTTATACACCTACCGCGGTTAATACGGCGGGTACACAAAGACTGGCCGATGGTTCTAAAATAATAGGGACTCTTAGAGGACGTAATGGGAATTATATATGGTCGGATACGGCAATGTTTACAATGAGATTTATTGGAGCTCCTTTTACTTTTGGATTTGAACAAGTCGGAACCAACTGTGGTCTTATTAGTCAACACGGAGCTATCGAGGTAGACGGTATTATTTATTGGATGTCTGAAGATAGTTTTTTCTATTTCGACGGTGCGTCTGTTAAAAAACTACCGTGTTTGGTAGAAGATTATGTTTTTGGAGATGTGAATAATGATGCAGAGTTTATTGTGCATGCAGGTGTAAATGATAAGTTTAATGAGATTACTTGGTTTTATCCAAGTGCTGCTTCAACGGCAGTCGATAGATCCGTAACTTATAATACTAGAGATTCTCAAAACATTCCAGGCGGAGTATGGACAACCAATGCGGGAAGTTTATTAAAAAGAACTACTTGGGTAGATCAAGGGGTGTATGGAAAACCTTATGCCACAGCTTATAACAGCAGTGAGACACCAACGGCAGGTTCTGTTCCGGGTATTGAAAATGGAGCCACTACCTACTATGCTCAAGAAACCGGTAGCGATCAAGTTAAAGCAGATGGAACAACCACTGCAATTCCAGCTCAACTCGAATCAGGAGATTTTGATATTGATCAAACTGGTAATGTAACGGGGGCTGGAGAATTTATGTGTAGAATCAGTAGATTTATCCCTGACTTTAAAAATCAAGTTGGTGATGCTGAGGTTTCTATTATGTTAAGAGATTTTCCGTCGGATACACGAACGTCTTCGGCTTCGGGTCCTATTATTACTGGACCGTTTACTATTACTACCAGCACTCAACAAGTCAACTGTCGAGCACGGGGACGAGCAGCATCGTTTAAAATAGCTAATACAGGTACGGGTCAAACTTGGAGATTCGGAACATTCCGTGCTGACATCCATGCAGGAGGAAGAAGATAATGGCTAAAATAGTACAAATTGTTTCCCAAGCGACACCTAACTATCAACCTGATAATTTAAATCAGTTTGGTCGCGATATTAACAACATCATTCAAAAATTAAATACGACCTATCCTTCTCAAATTATAGACGACACAGAGGCGGAGTCTTTTTTCTTCAGCGGATAAAAACAATGGCACTACCTAGATTTGGCGTCTCTAACTACCATAAAAGAACGCAAAAAAAGCGTCCTGGCAGACACACAAAAAGACTTAACAAACACGCAAAAAGTATGTATAAGCAACGCTATCGTGGACAGGGACGCTAATGGCAAATAAATTTATTAATACTCAATTTGATTTAAACACAAC